CTGCCAATCAGCCAGGGAAGCGGCCAGGGCCAACGCGTCGGGAACGTAATCAAAACCAAGAAGCTCATGTTTGAGGGCATCCTCACACCTGCTCCTTGGAACACCACTACGAACGCGAACCCGCGTCCGTCTGAAGTGCAGTTCATCTTCTGTTACGACAGGGAGGACCCTAATGACGGATTCATTCCCGGTTCTCAGTTTTTCCAGAATGGAAACTCTGCGACGGGATTTGACAACACACTGGTGGATTTGGTGAAGCCTATCAACCAGGATCGCTACCGAGTCTTTGCTCGCAAGACCTACAAGCTTGGATACTCTCAGTATGCCGGAGGGGCGTCCAACATAGCGAACCAGTCCAACTTCCAGGCGTACAGCAACAACGACTTCAAGCTGAACTGCAAGTTCAAGATCGACTGTACGAAATGGTACCCCAAGACTGTCAAGTTCAACGACACGCTGACCACCCCCATGACGCGCAACGTCTTCTGCCTCGTGCAGTATGTCGATGCAAGCGGCGAAAGCTATTCGGATCCTACCATTGGAGCTGAGCTCACATATGGTATCACCTACACCTATGAGGATGCTTAAGGTTTAAGTATATCCGGTTTGCACATGAGGTCTAGGCTCAGTATTACCCTAGACCTCATGTGCAAATGTGTAACATTTGCACAAAAAATTTTAGCCCTTTACAGAGTGATTTTGCACAACTTGTTTGTCATAATTAATCATGGATAAGGCTAGATCTCGCTCTTTCGTGTTCACACTAAATAACTACACCTCCGAGGAGGTGGAGTTGGTAAAAGCGTGGGAGTGTGTTTATCTTATCTTCGGCAAAGAAGTAGGAGAAAAAGGAACCCCACACCTACAAGGATATGTGTCGTTTCAAAATGCCAAGACACTAGCAACACTGAAGAAGAAGTTTCATGCTCGGGCCCATTGGGAGATTGCTCAGGGTACTCCAAAGCAAGCTTCCGAGTATTGTGAGAAGGACGGCGACGTCTTCGAAAAAGGGACCAGGCCCCTCTCAGACAAAGAGAAAGGCAAGAAAGAAACCGACCGATGGGAGGCAGCATACAAGGCGGTTGAAGACAATCGTCTTGATGATGTTCCCAAGGATATATTATGCTCAAAGCTGAAAAGTATTCAATATGCCGTGGACCAGGTCCGGGTTTCTAAGCGAAAGCTTGAAACCATCGACGGTGAGCTTGAGCATGAATGGTGGTACGGGCCTACTGGCACTGGTAAGTCGAAGAAGGCGCGTGAAGAGAACCCTGGTGCCTACATCAAGGATCCTAAGAATGCTTGGTGGGATGGGTACAAGGGAGAAGAGGTAGTCATCATTGATGACTTCGACAAGTTTCAAGTTAAGCAGAGCGGTGACTTGAAGAGATGGCTTGATCGCTACGTGTTCAAGGCAGAGGTGAAGGGCGGATATGTCGGAGACATTCGCCCGAAGAAGATCATCGTCACTTCCAATTATCATCCGAAGGAGATTTGGGAGGAGACCGACATTACCTTGAGCACGATTCTAAGACGTGTCAAGGTTACCCAGTTTCCGGGTATGTTCGCACAGCCGGAGCCACCTAGTCCAAATAGATTCACTAGTTTGCCATACCGATTGGGTCCTGGGCCTTGGACTGGACCTGCGTTTCAAGCTCCGCCCCCTAGATACGAACGCGAATGCACTAATTAGTCATAATTAATTAAGCAAAACATGCCCATGTATAGAAAGAAAACTTCCAAGGGCCGATTTGGCAAGAAAAGGACTTACAAGCGTAAGTCCTATGCTAGAAAGGCTCCATCCTCGTTGAAGAGGATGGTTAAGCGCGAAATTGCGCGCAACGTTGAGAACAAAACGAAGGAGTTTTGGGTCACCCAGAAAGCCCTGTATACCGCAACGAACATCAACTTTCCCGACAATGTGATACCTATTGGCCCGAACTCCGTGCTGCTGCCAATCAGCCAGGGAAGCGGCCAGGGCCAACGCGTCGGGAACGTAATCAAAACCAAGAAGCTCATGTTTGAGGGCATCCTCACACCTGCTCCTTGGAACACCACTACGAACGCGAACC